CCTTCAATATTAGATAATAAAGAATTAAGGTCTGTTAATAAAATGGGCTCATTAATTTCAAAATTATCTCTATCAAAATATTGTCTAATTGAATTTATACAATTTGTTAATAATTGATTATTATTATAATTAGGTCTACCTACAACATCAAATTCTACTCCGATATTAACTATAAATGCACTTCTAATTCTAACAGAATCTCCTACCATTCTATATTCGGATAAATAGGTTCTTAAGTTATTTGTTAATGCAGGGGAAGGTATAGTAAAGTTTCCATTAAAATCTTGGGATAATACATATAAATCTAAAACACTAGGAATTTCACCTGGATTAAGAAATTCAACTTTAGTAGGGGTGACATATGCCTTAGATATTGTACCAAATTGTGGGGGCATAGATAAAGCTCTTATCAAATAATCTTGTGGTGTTACTGTTCTTAATTGATTTTGGAAATTACCTAAGGCATTTTTTCTTACTTCTTCTATAGTATCACCATCAGAACCTCCACCAGCAGCAAGTAAATTACTAGCTCCCACTGAATTAAATATAGTTTGTGCTAAACCGGGATTTTGAATTACTTGAGGATTAACAAAACTAATAAGTGAATCATTTACACTAGTTAAAGTATTAGCTGCAACATTAGATCCTACTCCTCCCCCTGTAAGATACCTTACTGTTAAAGTAGTATCAGATGGAGCTATTCCATAAGTATCTGTAAAAACAAAATTTGTAGGGGAGAATGCTGTAGTTAATTTATTTTTTTCAAATGGAAGACCTAAACCTACATTATTTACATTAGGTGTTATATCTTCATCATTATCGGAAGTAGTTCCAGCTCCAAATTCTAATTGAAGATTAGTTCTATCTAAAAATCTAGTTGTAAACCTTCTTTGGACTTTTTTAAGTTTTAGTAATTTATTAACATCACTATTTACAGAATAGTTAGGGTCATTAGGATTTGTATTATCTATACTATCAAAAATAGATTCTTGTGCTAGGTTAGGAACTTCATAATATTCATTTCCATTATCATCAAATACATCTAATATTCCTAATATATTTACATCATTAATATTCCTAGTAGTAAATTTTTCAGGTTGGTCAAAGCTAAACTGTGTAGAATTTATTTTTGCTGATATAGCTTTTCTATTTTTTTGCAATAGGAAATATTCGGGTTCTGTACCAGATAATTGAAAAACTGAAACTAGTGTAGGATCCATAGAGGAGGAGAATGAAAAATCTATGCTATCTTCTATAATAAATGAAGTAGCATCTTGTGTAACTGTTGTAACAGTGGTATTTGCTCCTATATTTAAGGCATAATTGTAATCAGGTACTCTTACTCCATCTTTTACTATAGCAGGTAATTGTTGGAAAAATTGTATTTCAACTGTAGCAGCTGTTGTAACCTTAGGTCTATATCCTAATAAATAGGCTAAATCAAATATGTTATTAGTTTGTTTAGCTCTTTGTATATAAGTTTCTTGAATTTGATTATCAATATAAAAAGATAAAACATCACCTACATAGGCTGCCATTTCCATAAATAACATACCAGTAGATGCGGGAGAAAAGTCATTAAAAGTGTTAGGGAAATAGGTTTTAGTATATTCTATTAGTCTATTTCTTAAACTATTAAAATCTTTATTTATATATTTTATATTTCTTTTTAATTCTGCCATTATGTAAGATTAATACTTATAGAATCTGATACACCAAAACTTTGGATTGAGTAAACTATAGATAATTGGATAGTATTTTGGTCTTCTTGTCTTTTTAATTCAAATTGTTCTATTCTAACCGTAGGAAAAAGTTCTTGAACCTTAGATTGTAAGATTTCTCGTAAATCACTATCTACATCATCTTTAAAATCAAATAATAAAATTCTTAAATCTGCTCCAAAATCAGGATTAAATATTCTTTCCCCCTGATTAGTTAGCAAATAATTTAATAAATTAGCTTTTATTTGTTCCCTAGTTTCAAAAGTTTGATTAAAGACAGCAGGACCGTTAATAGGAAAATTAAACCCTATTGCAGTTCTTTTACTTATATCAAGTGGAAATTGCTTTGGAACTAAAGTAGCCATCTAATTATTTTATGAATGCTCCTATTTGATCTAAAGATACTTGACCCGGTGGTAATGTACCATTGGCCGAATCTATTCCAGGTTGAGGTTGGAAAGTACCTTGAAGATTATTAGTAGTCATAGTTTGTGCTGTTTCCCCTAAAATATCTTTATAAGAAGTTCTTAAACCATTTCTTACTCCTTCCTGTTGTTGAGGAGAAATTGTATTTTCAGTTATAGGAGAAGATGATCTATTTTTTACTGCTTCAAGTAAAATTTCTTTTAATTCTTCATGTATAACTTCCCTAGTAGCTTCTTTAATTATATTTTTTAGTCTTTCTACTTTCATCTTATTATTTGTTATAAATACTACAATATTAAAAACTATTATCTATCTTTTTTACGAATTCTATTTCTTCTTCTTTCTTTAGTTTGTTGTTTTCTTTCCCTTCTATCTGCTTTTCTATCTTGTCTAGCTTCTCTTCTAGTTAAATCACCAGCTTTTCTTAATTGTTTTCTTTCTTTTCTATCTTCACGTCTATCTCTTCTTCTTAATTGGTTAATTTGTTTTTTAGTAAAACGTGTTGGTAAACCTGGTATATCGACTTCTATATCTTCTATATCATTTGAAGGGATAATAGTTTGAAATCCTTCTATTTCAGGGTCTGTAATATCTAATTGATCTTCAATAGAAATGTTAGGATTATTTATGAAAATTAAATTATAATTATCAATTTGAAATTGCATTTCTAACACTAATACTTCGGGTGAGTTAGTATATGATAATTCTGTAGCTAATGATACCCCATTAGTTTCATTTACACCTAAAACTCTTGTTTGGGTTAAATCACCTTGACCTAACACATACTGTAGTGTAAGTCTAAACCCTTTATAAAATAAGGGATCATTAGAATTAGGATCTAATCTTGATAATAAATCATCTTCATTTGCTAAATTAACAGCCTTATCACTAGAAATTCCAGATACATCACCAGCAAAAGAAATTTCGTTTTGAATCTCTGCTAACGAACTACCCCCTGATCTAGCTATGTAAAGTAAAAATACTACTATATCTTGTATAATTGTTATAACATCTATAATAGGTTCTAATTTATCAACTATAATCTCTAATTTATCTTGGATGGTTTTGCTGTTGGTAGCTATTACATCACTAGAATCAGAAGTTTTTTCTACAAGAGGAGCTAAATCATCTAAAGTTTTACACAATGTAGTTATAACACTAACAGGTATACCTACACCTGGAGGTGCACTTGTAGGTATAGGTAAAGATGTAATTAAATCAGTAGCTATTTGAATACTTCTAGCTACACCTCCTATAGTAGTACTAGTTCTATTTAATGTATTTAAAATGGATCTAGTGGCAATTATAGTAGCATTAATAGAAGAAATAACTGTAACTGTTATTTGAAGTTGTTGTTCTATTTCCCCTAATGCATCTGCTAAATCAGCCTTATTTTGTTCAGGTAAGAATTGGTATGTTTGTTGATATATAGCTCTAACAAATTCAGGATCTCTTAATTTTGAAGTATCATATTTACCTCCTTTTTCTCTTCCTGCCCTATCATTTCTATTTTCTGCTCTTCTATTTCGGTTTTCCTGTCTTATTTGTTGTTTTACCTCCCTAACCCCTTGTCTAGCGTCTTTTACTTCTACTTTTTGTTCTGATTTAATTTCTCTTAAAAGTTGATTGGCTTCTCTTTGAGTTAATAATCCAGCTTCTACTTGTTGATCTAAAATTTGTTCTACTTCCTCTACTTCTCTATCAAATTCTCTTTCTTCTGCATTTCTAGCAATTATTGCGTTATCAATTCTAGTATCTCTATCTAATCTTCTCTCAGCTCTTTCATCCCTTTTTCTTTGTCTTTCTGCTTTGTTGTTTTCTTGTCTTAAATTTCTAGCTTCTTTTCTAGCTTCTTTATTATCCTCTCTTTCTTGTTTTCTATCATCTTTTCTTTGTTGTCTATCTGCTTGATTTTGAGCTCTTCTAGCTTTTCTTAATTGTTCTCTTTCCTCAGGGGATAGTTTTTCTTCTTCTCTTTTATCTCTTCTAGCTTGTCTATCTGCTTTATTTTGGTCTCTTCTTGCTTTTCTATCTTTTTCTCTTTGGTCTCTTCTTGCTTTTCTTTCTTCGGGGGTTAATTTAACTCTTTTTCCATCTTCTTCCCTAAATTGTTTTTTTTCATCATCCCACAATATACGTTCTTGTTCTAGAGCATCTTGATATGCATCTCTAGCTGCTTTTCTAAGTTTTTTTTCTGTTTCAGCATCAATTTCTGGTTCTTTATCCCTTTTATTAGTTTTAACTTTAATCCTAATTCTATTTTCAGGGTACATAAATTGAATATCGGGTATATTTTCTACTCTATATCGTGAATTAGTCATTAAATTAATATCCTCTATAGTAGCTCCTTGACTTGATATAGACCCATAAAATCCATTTTGCAGTTCATTTAATAAATCTCCCCTAAATTCTTTTTCATACGGATCTACTTTTCTTTCAACTTCTTTTACTATGCCTAGGGTTGGTATAGGTACTTCTATAATTTCATCCCGAGGGAAAAATTTAATAACAGTAGAAAAAGTTATTCTACTAGCTAATTCATCTATACCTTTTAGGGTATCATTATATTCTTGTTTTATTCGAGCTAATTCAGCTTCGTGCCGAGCTGATCTAGATCTTTCTTCTGCTAATCTTTCTGCTCTTCTTTCTCCTATTTCTTGTGCCTTTGCAGAAGCTCTTTGTGCTATTTTATTTTGGGCTTTATTACTTAATGCTACTAATTTATCTCCAAATAGCTGTTCAATTGAAAAATCAATAGGTATTGGAGTTCCAATTTTATTTTCTATCCTATTTTCAAAAGTATCTAGTAAACCATCTGCTAATTGGATACCATATCTAACAGCTAAATCATCAAGTTTAAATACCTGATCTCTGGCTAATTGTAATAACCTTGATATTAGGGATTTAAAACTCATTATTTAGAAAAGGTAGTTTTAGATTTATAATTATCAATATTATTAAGAATCTTTTGGGCAGCATTTTTAATATTACCCCCTATATCTAATAACTCATTATTTGATTCATTATTTTCGGTTAACATAGGAATTAATTCAAAATTATTACCTAAAGTAAATAAAATATTGGCTAAGTTTTCTATATCAGCTAAAAATTTATCACCTAAAATAACAGGCTCTATAACACCAAAATCATTACTACCTAAAGTTATTTCCGAATTTTTCCCTACAGAAATAGATACTCCTTCTACAGCATCCATATTAACAGATTCTTGAGCATTTAAATTAATAGAATCATCAGATGTTAATAAAATACTGTCATCATATGAATTGAATAACAATCTACCTGAATTTAAAATAATTTGAGGATTTGAGTATTCTTTAGGTGATTTAGGTTCTAATCCTTTATCAAAAGATGTATAAGATTTTGAAGATACCTCTATAGGGATTTTTTGAGTAGAAGTAAGGTAAATACTACTTTCATCCTTATTTATGTCTTCTACTTGAGGTATCCAAGGATCTTTATTGTCATCATACTGGTTATTTCTTAAAATAGTAATAGGATCACCATTTAAACCAGAAACAGACCATGGATTAGGAACACCTGAATTATTAACTGTTGATCCAAATCTTAAACTTTGCCCCCATCTACCTTCATGTATAATATCCCCCTCAAATGATTGGAGAGGTTTAATATTTGACCTTTCAATAAAGGTATTTCCTAAATCTATTTCTGTACTCCCATCGGTTACCCTTCTTACAGCTCCTGCTATAGTTTGTTGGTAATCTTGTTTTTGAGATTCAGGAAGAGTATCATTAATTAGGGGATTTGGTAAAGCATTATGATGGTTACTATTCCATAAATTTATGGGTTGGAAATAATAATAAGTAATATCATTTGGATCCTCCCCAGCATTTGCATCTGGTAGGGCTATTACATAAACTATTTCGTCTTTTAAAGGGTAATTTTTAAAGTTAGGAAAAAGAGGTTTTGCTATGTTATTTACATCTACTGCTACCCCAGCCTGTTGAGTCATTTTTTTAAAAAAAATACTTCCTATAGATGACCAAGCCCCTATTTTAGAAAATAAATAAGGGTTACTAGTTTGATCATACATAGTTAATAAAACCCTAGCAGCAAAAATCCCTCCTTTTTTTGAAGGGGTTCTTGCTGATGTCATTAAAGATGATAAACCTGTTCTACTCTTTGCCATCCCCCTGCGTTAATTCTTTTATAGTACCTTCTAAACCATTAAGTAATTGTTCTTTTTCTTCATCTGATAAACCAAATTCATCACCTGATGAACTAGATTGTAAAGTCCTTTGTACTATACCAGCCATTTTAACTAACTGTTCATTATTTTTAATACTAATTTCTAAGTATTCTTTGATTAAAGGAACTATTAAAGTAGCATCACCTATTTCTTGTACTAAGGGTTTTAATTCTTGTATTAAAGCAGTTACTTGGGTATTTTTTTGTTGTTGTAAATCATAGATTTCTTCCAACAAATCGGAAAATTTTTTATCCTTAAATATTATGGAATCTAATAACCCCATTTTTCTTATAAATATGTAAAGGGTTAAATATTATTAAAATCCTCCTAATTCATTAAACTTCTCATATTTTTCATCAAAAATAGAGTATAATACTTTAGCATTTTTAGTTATTTGAGGTGTTTTAACATCCATCATTTCTCTAATATAAATGTATAAAGCTTTTTTATTAAATACATCTATATTATCTCTTTTCCTAAATAATTCTAAAATACAATCTGCTACCTTTGCATCCTCAGGTTTAGGAAATAAATTATTTAAGTTACTGGAACAATAATTGATATAATAATCCATAAATAAGGATAATCTATCTTTTTGAGTATATCCATTAAAAGATAAATCCCCCCATTCTAAGTCCACCTCGTATTGCATTTTAGGATGGGAAGTAATGGGATTTGATTCATCCTTGGATGAATCATCATTTTGACTTAATGAATAATTACTAATTAATTTTTTGTAATTTTTTTCATTATATACTATAAGATATCTTTTTACTATAGTACCAAAATAAGAATAGGCTTTAGCACCCTTAGAAGGATCAAATAAATGTATTTTAGAAAGAAGAAATGTAATTATTTCATGTTGTAAATCTTCTAAATCTTCTACGTCAGTATTATAAAATTTAAAGGTATGAATTATGTTTTCTGTTAATTTATAAAAAGGCCAATGTATATAACCTTCATAAATGTCACTTCTTTCTTTAGGGTCACTACTTCTATTATACCTAACTATTGCATCTTCAGTATCTTTAGTAAAATATCTTCTTTTTTGTTTTTTAGCTTTATGTTTGGCTATTATTCGGTCCATCTTCTTCTAAGGTTTTGATATTAAATTCATTAAGAATTTTTTGTAATTCCATAACCTGATTAAAGAAAAAACCTATTTCATCGTCTGATTTAAATGAACCTTTATTGTCTAACTTTTTTATTTTTTCGTCTGTTAGTTCAATAACTTGTGACAACCTTTCTAAATAACCTAAGTAACCTATAATAAGGTCTTCTGCAGTTTCATTTTTACGTAGTAAATTAAGTGTGGCATATCCTAATACCCCTAATAAAATTACTAATATTCCTATTATAATATAACTAATCATAAATTATCTAACATGTTTTTTAAACCTGAACTACTAACTGATGATAATGCTTTTTTCTTAGCTGAAGTATTAGATTTAGTAGGAGGAGGAGGTGAGGTAGAATTAAATTTAGATAACCATTCTTTTTCAAATTCAATTCGTGCTGCCAGTAAATCTGCCTGATGTAAAATGTAGGGTAAACTAGTACGTGGTTTCTGTTCGGGCATAAATACTTTTAAATATTTGACATTAGCATCATCATATAAACCATCATGAGTTTGAATAGCTAACATTTCATTAAATGTATATGAAACACCATGAGATTGTAACATAAACAACCCCCTATCTGGAACAGATGAAAAAGGTACCTCTTTATTAAACATATATTCTTCTCCTAACTTTTCACGTCTCCATTTATCGGTCTGAGGGATGTATGAAGCGTTATTTTCATCACCCATTTTACCTAAATCATGATTAATAGCTGAAAATACTAATTCTTCAATAGTAAATGTAGATCTATCCATTTCGAATTCACACCATACATCATATATTTTAAGTGATGCTTCAACAACACGATTTACATGGTCAACATATCCTCCTGGGAATGCATTATGATATTCTTTTTTATGAGCAGCGGGCATGAGTGATATTCTTTCCTCATATTTTTTATAAAAATCTAATAATTTTTGTTGACGCTCTCCTGTAATATATTTTTCAATATTACCTAAAAATTTAACCCAATTAGACTGGATTTGTTCTGCTGTTAAACTCATATATTAACGTAAGTTAGAAGTATTATTAAGTTCTCTACCATCTAAAGGTTCACGCTCCAGCTGGGTAGCAATATCTTCTACCACATCATTAATATTATCTAATTCACTTTTAATATCCCTAGGGTGGGTGTTTCTGGAAACCATATTATTAATAACTGTTAGCTTAGTTTGAATAGTTTGCAGCTTGCGAAAGAAGTATTCTCTATTTCTCATAATTTAATTTTATAATTTTAAAACCTTTAATACCTATTTTTTCTCATAACCTGTTTATGTTTCTTGCAACATGTTCTGAAGGTACGAAAAATATTTGGGGGAATCACGTTTTTTGTGAAGAAATTTTATAGAAATCTATGATCTTTTTAAGAGTTAAGCACTTTTCATATTCTTCTATACTTTCAAAAAATAAAAGTGACTCATATAATGCTATATCCATTAATTCTCCCTTATATCTTAATAAAGCTTCTTTATGTGTGGGTTCATTTAGATCAATATTTTTTATATAATTTTGGGCTCTAGTAAAAGTTAAAAATTCATAAGCTTTTGAAATATCATCAAAATCAAGAGAGGTATTATCTTTCACAATATTATCTATAAAATCACTACCGATATTTTTATAACCATTAATAAGCTTTCTAAACATAGCTACCCAAAAAATAGGAGTAGCTGTAAAATCCTCATATGAAGTTATATTAATAGGAGTACCATCTAATTCTTCATTATTAGAAAATAAAGAAAAAATTTTAGATATATTCATACTTATAAATATATTATTGGTGTAAAGTGGCTAATGTTCCTTCAAGAGCTTCAATCTCAACACAAATTTTAGCATACTCTTGTTCTACATTAATTTTTTTAGGATTATCAAGATGATATTTCCATAAGTCATCTTTCACATTAGCTAGATCAGCTAATTTATTTAATAAATAGATATGTTCTGTTACTTCAGTTGCCATTTTTAAACGGGTTTAATACCAAAATTATAATTACCAGCTCCTCTTAACCTAATACTTCCACTAGTAGTATTATCTGATGGAGTAAAAATAAAACTTCCAGTTCCGTTAAAATTACTATTTACAGAGGGAATAACTACCCCAAACATATAATTACTAGAGGATACTAAAGTAACTTGGGATATAGAAGAAGAACCAGCAGCAAATCCTATACTAGAGGTATAAATTTCGGGTCCGGATCTACCATCATCTTCAAAAATAAAGTATGCAGAATTTCCTAAATTTCTAAAATCAAAAAGAGTTGAACCTGAAAGTGATGCTGAAACTATTCCACTTCCTGTTAATTGAGTTGAACTAAATGATCCTGTAATAGGCATAATAAACTTTATTATAAATATAGAAAAATACCCCCAATATAGGGGGTATTAATTTAAACAATCAATTAATTTACGTACTCAAGCGCCATATTAAATAACTCTTGATTAACTTTTTGATTTTGAGCGAAGTTCTTAATTTTACGAACTTTACGGGTTTTAACTCCGTGATTATACTCAAACATTCCGTGAATTACTTTTTCTTGAAGTAAATTAAATATTGACCAAAGTGAACCATCAGCATCCTCTTTACGAGTTGGTTCTAGCAATTCTTTATAATCAATAGTAATTGCTTTTAACTTATCCTCTGAAAAACGAGTTGAAACAGCTTTTTTAGCAAATTCAATTAATTGATCTTGATCCAACTTAATTCTTTTCATTTTATTCATTGAATCAACTGTTAATGGAAGTTGTTCCATAATACCATTAATAGTATTTTGTAATTCTTCAAAATTATAATGAATATGTCGAATTTTCATACTACCAAAATCTTCAGTAGAAATAACTAAACCATTAGAACAAACTAATCTAAATAATCCAACTCGGAATTGGAATGATGATTTACCATCATGTGAGTTAATAAGTAATACTTGAGGAAAAACTGTATCACCATCATTACCAGTAATTTGAATATCTGGGTTTTGGAGTGTGATAAAGTGTTTACAAGTGTTTTTACTACTCTTACGAACCTTAATTTGTTGAGCTTTAACAGGTTTCCAACCTAGTGTTTCTAGATCATCCAATACATCCTCAGTGGGAATGTGAACGTACTTTTCTGAAAGACCCTCTGAAGGAGCTTTACTGAATACTGAAGGCACTAAACTTCTTAAATCATTTTTACTTAAAAATTCCATAACATTTATTATTTAATCATTTTAACAATGACGTAAATATACGAAGCAACTCTGAGGAAGCCAAGCAACTCCGAGGAAGCCTTTAAATTTTCTTTTCAACATATACGCAAGTATCACCTTCATTAAACCCTTTTTCTTGCAAAAGTGGAAGGGACATGGGCAAACACCATGCATAAACTGTTTTATTGGAGTATGTGTTATTAACATATTCCCATCGTGTATCCCATAAAGATCTATAAATGCCCCTACGCCTATAATCCTCATGAACCCAAGCGTCTAAAAATTTTATTTTATTGTCCTTTTGGATTTGCATAAAGACATGCCCTACAGTAATATTATCAATTACTGCTATCCATCCAATTAAATCTTGGAAATGAGTATTTATGCGAATTATTTCGTGTTCCACTTATGACCATGTGTGGCCATAAATATTAGGAGTTAGAAACTATATCGGGTTTAGCTCCCTGTGCTGAACGAGTTTTTCCTCTTTTAGGTCTGAAGTCTTTTTTCTGTTTGCCGTCTACTCCTTTAATTTGACCTTTACATACTTTAACGGCTCTAGCAGCTAAGAAAGGATTATGTTTTTCCCCCTCTCTTTTTCTCTTAGCAATATACTTTTCACCTCTTTTACAGAGTTTTTCCTTAATAATTTGACCTAATATTTCTTTTAGGTTAATCATTTTTTAAGTAATAGATAAGAAATTAATATTAATGTAACTACTATTCCTCCTACTATAGTGAGAGCCTGGTTAATCATTATTTACCTTTTGATAAATCTTGTCTTTTAGCTACTTTAATATTAGAATCAACAATAAATTTAAGAATATCTGTTAATTTAGCGTCTGATGAATCATCAATAGTTTTTTCTATAACTTCTATATCACTAGCCGTTAAACCATGTCCTTCTTTAAGAATATAATCACCATCTCTATGTAGAAAAACTAAATCCTTATTAATCATAGTTTTAAGAAGTGCTTTAGCCTTCTTGGTATCAATACTTAATCCATCTTCTAGGGCTTTTATCCCTAAGGCACCTCCTTCTTTTTGAAATACTTTTACAGCACCTTTAACCATTTCTTCCACTTGCTCCTTAATAGTTTCTTTAACTCTAATTCTAGGCTGAGTGTCAAATTCTTCCATATCATCGTAGATAAGATTCATTACTTCTTCTGCTACAGCTTTAATTTTACCTACCACTTCTGGTTTGTGTTGTTCAGCAAATGACATTAAATTTAAGATACCATTATGAGCCATATCTCCAATAGCGTTAAATTCTTCAACTTTATAACTAGGATAAGTCATTCTATAATCACGAGCTTCTTGCATTACACCTCGATATTGTTCTCCCATTGCACTTTCTAGTTCATCTAAAACATTCTCATCTCTTAAATTAAGAATCATTTTGGAAAATGTAGTAGCCCCTAATTCATTATATACTTTCGTAAGAGCGTCTCTAGCCACGTTAAGTCTTTCATTAATTTTATCCATTTTATTCATTTTATTTTCGTCTATTTCTCTCCTTAAAGTTTCTGCTTCATGATCTATTGCGGTTTGAGTTAACATATCCATATAAACTTTTAATGGATCTTTAGGTAGGACATCAATTTCTCCACTACGTACTTTTCGAAGGAAATATAACATTGCTTCATCTCTCAATCTATTCTCAGCTTCTACTTGTTGAGGATCTTTTGTATGCATTCCCTCATCTAATGGTTCAGCAAATTTTTTCATTGCATCAAACATTTCAGGAAAAAATTGTCTTGCATAACTACGAGCGTTCATCATGACTAAACCTTCCTTATCATCCTCATAGCTCTCAAAATCATCCATATAAAAA